TTTGCATACGCGCTTCTAAAGCAATATCAATTGATCTAAACAAAAAAGTTTATAATGTTAAGAATTATGATATTTCTAAAAATTATGAAAAATATAACCATTTAAATTCTAACCCAGTTTTAGGTAAGGGTTCAATTTTTAGATCCAATTCATTAGTTATTAATTATCCAAGAGATGGTCAGAATTTTAGTGGATTTGGTGATAGCACAAATTTTAAATATTTCCAAGAACGTATTTCATTAATGAAGTTGGCTGAGGCCAATAAAATTGAAATTACAGTTCCAGGAAGAGCAGATTATACAGTTGGTCAAAAAGTTTCTGTTACATTAAATAAAATTGAACCAGCTTCTGATAAAGATACAGATGATACATTAATTGATAAGATGTTTTCAGGATTTTATATTATTGCAGCAATTAATCATTATGTTACAAGAGAGCGTCATGAATGTAATATGGAATTAATTAAAGATAGCTTACAAATGAATATTGACGGGAAGAAATAATGTTTTATACAGGTGTTGTTGAAAATCGTTCTGATCCTCTACAACTTGGTCGTTGCCAAGTTCGTATTGTAGGATTACATACCCACGATAAAGTTCAGTTGCCAACTGAACAACTACCATGGTCAGTTCCAGTGCAGCCTATTGGTTCAGCTGCGATGAATGGTATTGGTTTTACTCCAGTCGGTCCAGTTGAAGGTACTACTGTTATTATTATGTTTGCTGACGATCACCAGCAACAACCGATTATGCTTGGTACTGTTGGTGGTATACCACAGAATCCTCCTCCGATTGCAGATGATGACAGTCAAAATTCAATTGGTCAGTATAAAGTAAAGGATATTGAACTAAGAACTATCGTTAGTCCAGTTACTGGAAAACAATTAACTTTTGTTGATGAAGAAACTGGAAGAACCGATTTAACCAATGGCTTAAAAGCCAATATGGGTGTTGTTGGTTTTGGATTATCTCAAACCTGCTTTATTGTCAGTGTAGATAATGGAACACAAATAACAATCAGCGAGCCAGTAACTGGTTACGGTGAAAACATTATCACATTTAAAGATGCTCCAACAAATTTAGATGTAGTAAATTCAAGTAAGGCTTCTACGGTTTTAACAAGTAGTTCTGGTGCACCAGTAGTTGATGGATCAGGAACACCAGTTCAAGCTACTCCAGCGCCAGCATCTTCTACTACACCAGCAGCACCATCACCAACATCAACTAATACATCAATTCCAACAGTTCCGCCACCAAAATCTTCTTCAAATTCTGGTAAAGCATCTGATGGTATTAAAGCACTTATTGCTGCGTGCGATAAGGTTGGGTTAACAACTAAAGAACAGAAATGCGCTTTACTTGGTATTGCTGGTGGAGAAACTACTTGGATTCCTCAGTTAGAAGGATATAATTATACCGAGAGTCGTCTAAAACAAATTTACTCTTTTGCAACAGATTCTGATATTGCTCAGTATGCTAATGCGCAAAAGAAAGGTATAACAAGAGAACAGTTCTTTTCTTGGGCTTATGGACCCACAAAACGTGGTAAAGGTTTCCTTGGAAACTTAACTGATGAAGATGGTGGAAAGTATTATGGTCGCGGATTTATTCAGTTAACAGGTCGTGGTAACTATAAGCGTTACAATGATTTAGCAAAAGCTGCTGGATTAAATATTGATATTCTAAACAATCCTGATTCTCTTGATAATGATATTAATGTTTCAGCTATGGTTGCTGCCCTCTATATCAAAGACAGAGTACCAAAAGGCACAAGCCCAACGGATCATCCTTGATACTTTTATGCTGCTAAAAAATCTGTTGGTGTAAACTCGCCTGATATTGCAGCACGTAAATTAGAATATTATGAATATTTTTATGGTTCTAAAGCAACTGGTTCAGTAGATAAAGATGCTGGTTCGCCTCCAGCAGTACCACCACCTGATGGATCTAATCCATCTCCTGGACCTTCAGCTGAATCCATTGCACGTGGAACTGATAATACTGGTTTCCGTGATCCAAATGGTAAATACCCACTTCAAGATTATGTTAACGAAGTTGACACAAATAGACTTGCTCGTGGTATTATTGATGGGACTATCGTTTCAAAGAAAGACGCAAATAGAATAACAGGTGTTCCTTTAGCCAATGGTATGGGATCTTGGGATCAACCATTACCAGCATTCGGCGCAAAATATCCATTTAATAAAGTAATGGAAACTGAATCTGGTCACATTCAAGAATGGGATGATACTCCAGGGCAAGAACGTATCCATACTTATCACAGAGCAGGAACATATAGCGAAGTTGATCCAAATGGTTCACAAACAAACTATATTGTTGGTGAAAATTTTATCATCATGGAGCGTAATGGTTTTATTCACGTTGGTGGAGACTGTAATTTAACAGTTGAAGGTAATGCTAATATTTACGCTAAGACTGATGCAAATATTCAAGTTGAACAAGATGCAACAGTAGTTGTTGGTAACAATCTTTCTATCGGTGCTGCTAAAGATTTAGATATTGCAGTTGGTGGTGATATCCAAATTAAGGCTGGTGGTAGTTTAAAAATTGCTGCTGATAATATTACTACCAAGTCTACAAATAATTTGTATATGCAGGCTGGTCAAGGAACTAGTATTAAATCTAATATGGTAGAACTAGAGTCCGCTCAGGATATGAATATCCTTACTGGCGCTACTCTATACTTTGATTACGCTGAAGGGCAATTTGGTAATGGTGCTTCTGGTGCTCAAGATGTCGAAGATTTTGATTTACCAGCACCACCTGCAGGTCATCCAGTTAATCCTACTGTTCCTCAGTTATTGCCGCCAGATCGTCAAACTGAAGAGTTGGCTTCTGCTGAAACACCAGAAGATTATGCAACTCCAGAAGGTAGAAAGTTTAGTAATGATCAGGCGCAGTCAACTGGTGTTCCAGTTCCACCTCCAGCAGTAGCAAGCGAAACATCTACTCCAGGTGGTGGCTCAAATAATGTTATCCCTGTTGATTGTAAGGTTATTTACAATACTACTAATTTCACAAATGATTATAGAATGTCCAAGAACTTTACTCTTGGTATGTTAATATCTGGCGGTCTAAATGGACCACATAAATTAGTTGATCAGCTATTAAAAGATACTGCGAATGGACCAGAGCGTGTATTTAAAGTTCAAGAAATTGTTTGTAACTTGGCTACTGCTGCGCAAAATATTCTTGAGCCATACCTAGATGTTCTCCCAGGCGGTATTGGAGGTTACGGTAAACAGTGGACGATTAGTTCAGGATATCGACTAAAGGGTGTTGTTAAAACAGAAAGTCCAACTTCTGATCACTGTAAAGGGCATTGTTTCGATATCGCTTTATTATTGCCAGATCGTTTTAATAAAACATATCAGCTGGTTCAGCAATTAGAGAAACTTGTAAACTACGATCAGATTATTTTAGAATATCGTTATAAAGATCAAGTTTGGATCCATAGTGGTTATAAACCTAATGGTAATCGTAAGATGGCGTTTACTATGGTAAATGATAAAGTCTATCAGAGAGATTCTAAGGGCATGCCTTCTGGATTCGTCCTGCTTGATAATGGTGCTCCTCCACAGGAGAAAAAATAATGCGTAGAGTAGCAAAAGAGGGTGATCTATCCCAGGGTATAGATGGACCAGCTACTCCATTGACATATTTTTTACAGGCTAGAAAAACATTCTTTGGTGGTAAAAGAGTCGGTTTGGTTGGTGATGAATATGAGCCACACACTCGTTATAACAGCAGGGAAGTTCATCAAGATGCTCAGCGAAAGATATTACCAAACGATTCAAAAACCTATTTTGAGGGTATTCAAGTAGCAAGACAAGACGATTTAATTGCAGATGGTGATAAAGTAGGAATTGGTGAAGGTTCTGCAAACTTCTCGGTAAATTAAACCTAAATAAGTATATGGCCAATAATACAAGAGTTTTTTCAGATCTAGACTTTAATTTCACATTAAATCCTGTGACAAGAGACGTCACTCGTCGTTATGATGAAGATGCTGTTAAAACATCACTAAAGAATCTAATTCTCACTGCCAATTATGAAAGACCATTTCATAGTGAAATTGGTAGCCCAATTAAAAAACTCTTATTTGAACCAGCAACCCCTATGCTTGGTGCGATGTTAAAACGCACAATTTCAGATGTTATTAATACATTTGAACCAAGAGTAAACATTATTGATATTAATACAGTTGTTAATCCTGACGAGGAATCTATTGATATCTCGATCGAATTTACTATTCTAAACACAACTGCTCCAATAACGCTAGATTTAACGCTACAGAGAACACGATAAATGGCAACCTCAAATAAAAAGATTAATGTCACAACATTAGATTTTGATGACATTAAAAATAACCTAAAAACTTTTTTAAGTGGACAAAGCGAGTTTCAAGATTACGATTTTGAAGGTTCTGCTATGTCAGTTTTGCTTGATGTTCTTGCATATAATACTCACTATAATGCTTTGTATAATAACATGGCAATTAATGAGATGTTCCTTGATTCAGCACGTAAGAGAAACAGCGTAGTTTCTCTTTCCAAAATGCTTGGCTATTCCCCACGTTCAGCTACTTGTTCAACTGCAACTATTACATTGACAGTTTCTGCTCCAGC